CCAACAAAACTAATACATCGTGTTCCGCCTCCACTCAGAACAACGCAACGCGGGATTCGTTTCATAATCACTTCTGTTATTCAATCAGGAATGAGTGGTCCAACCCCACCGCGTCTAGAAGCATCATCTTTGTTTGTTGAACAAAACAAAAAAGACCACATACGATGTGAAATCTACAATACGATTCTTAGTCGCGTACATCAAAAAATTCAAGCAACAAATCGCCTACCAGGAAATACACAACAGCTCATTTATCTTGTTCCCGAATTCATACCTGGAGTTCCTCGTTTTGATATGAAAGAATGTATTATCTATTTGGCATACAATCTGCGTTCCTCAAGTTTTTTTGTAAATTATACTCATCCAAATGCATTGTATATTTCCTGGAAAGAGCAAGCCCGAAATTATCGTATCAACGAATCGCCATATACTAAGTCACTTATTCAAATCACTGAAGAAGGAATTAAAAAACAACTTGAAAAACAACAATCCACTGAGATTGTTAGTTTTGAAAAGAAAAAGTCTAATCTGCGGAAAACTTCCGATTACAAGACTCTTACGGGGGGAATGTCACAGTATGTTTCGCAAGGATCTGCGACCGACGATTCAACAACTAAGAATGTTCATTTTATCTAAATAAATCCCGATGCGCGTAGCCGGCGCATCATTAAAGCAAGATCATTTCCTCTGCCTCGGCCGCTTGCTCTTGATTTACCACCTCCCCTCTGCGGACCAATTGAAGAGGTCAACATGTGTGCTAGAGCATACTGCTGACTCCTAAAAAACAAATCCAGCAATAAAATAATTGCTACACCGAGAAGAATAAATAACAGAATTTCCGAGAAAGCATCCCGTTCACCTTGTACCTTGTATTCATGCGTGTCCAGGCGTTCAAGGATTTTATCAATCTTTTCACGGAGATCATCTTCAATACCAATCGCATTTGTAGTATCTTTTGATGACCTGCCTGAATCATCTGCTGCTCCATATTTCGGGTCAGGAACATTTCGCCAGAGAGTTGAATATCCGTCAATAGGTGTTACAGATGGTGCGATAGGAGTCTCTGAGTGTCGTTTTATACCTTTATTTAGAGCAAACTGGGCGGCCCAATCTGGTTGAAGCATAAAACCATTGGTATCATTATCCGATCCCAGAGGATACGGGAAATAGTCTTCAGCAGGGTCAGGTGCAGCAACTAAATAATTGCTCTGGCTAGTAGTTCGTGTATTTTCAGTCGGTGTTCCTCCTAAGACTGGAATATCCACAGGAGGACGTTCTGCTGGTCTATCGGGTTCTACAATAAGAGGTTCCACCCTTAATCCTTTCTTGCTTTTCTTTGATTTCTTCGTGGGTATTTGACCCGATGTTGCTCCTTCACTCATGGAAGGAAATGCTTCGTCTAAAGATGCGTAGCTCATTGGCTTCCCTATCGTATAGCATTATTTTCTGTTTATCAAACAAAATGTCTATTGACATAATTCTGCTAGTTGCTTTTTTTACAATCGTATTTCTCTTTCTAGCAAGTTGCTCTCCTGTGATAGAAGGATTTGCGCTTGACCCAAATGTTCAATTAACAATCACCAAAAAAGATAAACCGGTTACATGTACTGAAGCATCACTGGCATATACAACACTTTTACGATATATCGCAGCAGATGTAACAGGTGACGGTGGAATAGTTCTGAAAAATATTAGGGATACATTTTTGGAAATTGATGATGAATGTTATAAGAATAAGACATGTCCCGCCATAGGTCTCAAAAGAGATTTAGATCCAGATACACTCTATAACAACTGGAGCAACCCTCTAAAATGTCAGGCCTAATATAGGAGATGTTATTAGAAACTTTAATGCCGTTACCAATGAATTGGTTATTATCGGTTATAGTCTTAATTATTGCCGCTAGACCGGATGGTCTTCCTCGGAATGTCCGTAAAGTATTAACTTCCTGGCTTGGAGTAATTGGTCTTTTTTCAGGAGGACTTGTACTATTTACAACTCAGCCAATTATGGGCACAGCCGTTTTTATTCTGATGTTTGCTTTACTAGCAGAAGAACATAAGAAGAATAAGCGCGAATATTTTGATAATCAAATCACTAAAGACGAAGTAACTAGTAAAACACGGTGGGGAGTTGAAAAAATATTGGACGAGCGGCCTAAAGCAATTTTTGACCGAATGGTGGTCACGCAGGCCCCTAATTCTTAGACTATAGTAGGGATGTTAGATACAGATACTGTAACTCTTGGATTTACTGTATTAGGATTAATTTTCGCTGTACTTTTATTTAGTTTATCATTTGAAACACCGTATAACAAGGAACTCCGTTATCTAGCCCGGCAACCTTTTTTCCGCTTTTCAGCGTATTTATTAATTCTGCTAGGAATGGACTGGAATCCCGTCGTAGGTATGCTTACTTTCCTTCTTATTGTATTATGGTTCTATGATGTAAATCTGTTGAGTGCTTGAACATTTAATTTACTATTAAAAGGTAGGGAATGCGAAAGCAAAAGCAGACAGGAGGCGATTTAAATGTTCCTTCTCCGGTACAAACTTTGGCTGTTGGAGCATCAACTGCTGTAGCAGCTACTGCTGTATCAGTGGCCGTTGATCCTATCACACAGACAATTGGATATTTAAGTTCAAATCCATGGTTAGCGGGTATTTGCTACGTGATCTTGAACTTGGGTGGAAAACATATTGCGATGAATTTAACGCCTGAACAGGAAAAACTGCTGGGTTCTTTATGGATACGTCCAATAATCATATTTTGTTTATGCTTCGTCGCAACTCGTAATGTAGTGACCGCATTCTGGCTTACTGTTATGTTTATGCTTATATTCTATGTAATTATTTATGAGGCAAGTCCATTCTGTCTCTTGCGTGTAGTTCCGACGCAGACCAACCAAGGCCAACCACAAATACAAAGTCAAAATAAAAGCTCAGTACAAGCGCCTAATGGACAACTACAAATGCTTCCACTTTTCATGCGGGGTCCTCTAGCAGTTCCTGATACGAGTATCGTAACAGAAGAAGCCACTTATTTGGATAATATTGCTAAATTATAGATTACACATTGAGCGTCAATGTTCCTCCCGAAACCACAGATGCTGTCTTACGGTTGCGACGCTTCTTAACCTCGTCAAAATTGGTTGTTGAAGTTGCTACACTCTGCATCTCATCCAAGATATTACTTACTTCACGCAGAGGGTCGCCCTCTGAACCAACACCTTCGCGCAGAATATTCATGTTGATTGTCTGCGGGGAACCTGATTCATTAGGGGAGAAAATAGGAGCGTCATTCATATTAATCGGAGGAGCAGGGGGCTGAGACTGCATCATGCGCTCATTCTCAAATGCTTGAAGAATATCATCTACGCCGGTGGGACCGCGCATTTCTCTGCGCTGGCCTTGCGTGGGGCGAACCTCTTCTTCGGCCCGCTGTGGAGGCGCTCGGCTACTCAGATTAAACGGCATACTGTTCATTTGAGGTGCCTGCTGTTGCTGCTGTACCGAAGGGCCAGCTTGTCTCTGCGCCCCAGCATTCATCGCAGCTCCTACAAAGTTACCAAATCCCGGCCCAGCCTGATTGGCCGCCGCGGTCGCAAACTGCTTCATGAGGTCCGGATTGTTTCGCAAGATATCATCCATGCCCGGCATCTTGGACTTGAAATACGTATTCGTGACGTGAAACATAGCAGCGGAAGCACCGAGCGTCATAACAAGACGTACTTCAGGCGGCATCTTTCCAGCATCCTTGTATTTATCATATAACTCCTCAAAAATCTCGTCGTAATCCTCGGCGTTCTCATGAACTGACTCGGACCAGCCCTCTAGATTGACATCAAAGGGATTGAACCGATTGTTCAAAAATTCAGCACCCGTCGCAAAGGTCATAAGCATATTACGCTGGAACTTGAGTGATGCTTCTAGATTGCGGGAATCCACAACACGACCGTACTCAGTCTTGATTTCGTCCAGGGAGTTGGCCATTGTCATGCGCTGGCCGCCCATGCCCTTGCTAGACAGGCGCATCATGCGGGTTAAATAGGAGTTCTTCTCCCGATTCTCCTCCTCTACTGACATTTGAGGCACAGCAGGCTTTGTGGATACCGTTCCCGAATTCATATCAAAACTGATGGGCTGCTGGATAGGCGTGCGGAAAGCGTCGTTGTTGCCAAAGTTGGGGATTTCCACTTTCTCTCCGCCACCACTTACCGTTTCCATGTTATCCAGATTCACAAACTCCAGATTTTCGCTGAAGCCGCCTCCACCACCTCCTCCTCCATCAATTGTGATTGTAGGACCAGATGAACTTTCCTGCCGGGTGCCAATGTTGATTTTGTTTGTGTTTGTCAGCAGAGACATTCCCATATCATCTGCTAGATCGCTGATACCGCCAATCTCAATTTCGTTGGCCTTCTTTGCAAATTGAATCAATTCTTCGGGTCCAGGTCTAGATCCGCCGAAACTCACCGACATCTTCTGTTTCTTATTTCTAGACTATTTGGCTTTTCTTTACGCAGGAGATAAATCTCCTTCCTGTCCTCAGTAGCCTTCGGCTAACTTCGTAGACGCACTCTCCAAAATAAGATAAAATCTATTACAAAAACTAGAGGCATGAGTATAACTGATGCGCTTCTTGTTAAGAAAACAACTGAATTTTCACTTTTAGTTCAACTAATTACTGGAATTTTAAGCGCTATTGGACTTACCATAGAATTAGATGAAAGCGATCAAATCCTGCAAGATATCCTAGGTCTTGAATTAATTGTACAAATCATAGAATTTGGATTCTATATCTTCTTTGTATCAAACTTCAATCTTGAAACACTAGCAATTAACAGATATTCAGACTGGGTTATTTCTACACCAACGATGCTTTTCTCAATGGCAGCCTATTTTTTCTATGAGGAGCAGAAAGAAAAGAATATTGTGGAAAATAATCTTCTGGATTTTACTTTAACTCATAAATGGATTCTGCTAGAAATATTCTTTTTTAATTTTTTTATGTTAGTCTTTGGATATTTAGGAGAAACAGGGATAATTGACCGTTATACAGCACTTGCCCTAGGGACAGCATGTTTTGCTCGTTCATTTTATGTCCTCTATAAAGAATTTGCTGATAAATCACTTATTGGTAAACAACTTTTCAGTATCCTCTTTGTAATTTGGGGTCTCTATGGAGTTGCTTTCATAACACCTGTACTTCAGAAAAATATCGGCTATAATATCTTAGATATCATAGCAAAGAACTTCTTTGGATTATATTTGTATTACAAAATTTCTGTACAAGCCGCAGTTTAGCGACGCTGCTTCCTAGTCTTGCGGTATTTGCCGTTTTTATTATTGTAGTTATTATTGTTATTATTACTATGTGTATCAGTAACAGTTAATCTCATTTTTTCTACTAATTCTATTTTGTCACCTAGGGTATTATATACTTTATAACAAACAAGAGGACCTGATCTAACAGTACCTTTGTGTGTAGTTGGCGGATTTGTAGTAGTATCAGTCCACTCAACAGTATTTCCGGAACGAATATTCATTTAAATAATCGCAAGAAAAAAATTAAAGTGGC